GAACGACAGTACCTACGACAGGTTCCGGCAACTGGCCGGCTTGATGGCAGAAGCTATGGAGATTCGCTAAATGAGCAAATCCACCATCAGCACTTTCCAACTGTTCGCCCTGTTTCCCGACGAAGAAACGGCCCGCGTGTATCTGGAGGATCGCCTCTGGCCCAAGGGTCCGGTCTGTCCAGATTGCAAGTCTGGGGAGCGCGTGAGCGCCCTGGGAACGTGTGCCACGCGCAAGGCGGGATTCTATCGTTGCCTGACCTGTAACTTCGACTTCACGATCCGCACGAACACCATTTTCGAGCGGTCCAAAGTTCCGCTCCATAAGTGGCTCTACAGTATGTACTTGCTCGTGACGGCCAGAAAGGGAATCAGTAGCCTTCAACTCGCCAAGGAAATCGGCGTCACGCAAAAGACGGCGTGGTTTATCCTCGGTCGCTTGCGTGAGGCTTGCGGTGGACCCGATGGCCCGCTGGACAAACTGCGGGGCACGATTGAGATTGACGAGTGCTTCGTCGGCGGACTCGAAGGGAACAAACACGAGTCCAAGAAACTGCACGCGGGCCGGGGATCGGTCGGCAAGTTGGCTGTCCTGGGGATGAAGGAGCGCGGCAAAGGTGGCCGCGTTCGTGCCAAGGTCACGGAGATCCGCACGCTCGACAACGTCCACAGCGAGATTCATGGCAACGTCGAACCGGGAAGCCAGATTTACACTGACGACCATATGGTTTTCAGTGACTTGGACGGTCTCTTCTTTCGGCACGATACCGTTAACCACAGCGCTGGCGAGTACAAGCGGGGCGCGGCGCACACGAACAGTATCGAATCCGTGTGGGCCGTCCTGAAGCGTGGGCTTCACGGGGTCTATCACCACGCCAGCAAGAAACACCTTTTCCGCTACATTGACGAATTTACGTTCCGCTTGAACGAAGGGAACGTCGAAAACCACACGCTTGCTCGACTCGGTTCTTTCGTGGACGCCACGACGGGGAAGCGACTCACTTACGAGAGGCTCACGGCATGAAGCGAGTCCCGGAAGTGCTCGACAAGATGGTAGACGCAGTACTCGCGTATCGGCCAAAACCGAAGTCGAAAGCAGCGAAGAAAAGACGCCGCAAGGCCGCAAAGAAGGCAAAAGGCTAACCATATGAGGCTTAACGATGGATGTAGTCACCTATATAATTCCCTATTTTTGGCTGCGTTTCCTTGCTAGCAGTCTATGCTTGCTACCGGCTTCAGTTACAAGTGGAGAGTCCTTCTTTGGTGATCTCCTTTAAAGATCGTTGCAGGGTAAGCCTAGACGTTGCAGGCCTAGAATATCTGGTTAACTGCCGCTTCATTCTCAAATTTGAAAACAGCGCCACTGAAACGACTGCCACAGAATTGCGGTTGGCGCTAATGCGAAGGCGCTGGCTACGGGAGACCCCTATTCCGCTCACGGTTATTGGCATACATCACTATGAAAAAACCATCATCAATGAGTTCCGAGACGTAGTTATACCGTCGCAAGTAAGCTACAGAGACATATGGACAATTCACGGCCTTGGCAACCTAAATCCTAGTGAACTAAACCGTAACTATTTTTTGCGAGTCATCGTGAAAACAGTTGGCCGCTCAGAGCAAAGCCTAGATTGGGATGTTCCTTGGGATCGGGCAATAAAGGCTTTAGATCCATCCACTAGAGAATTCTGGTAGATATTGATCGCGGAATCGCAGCCGAAGAGGAAACGCTGCCTTGAAACAAGTTCCCACACACGGGGAAAGCCCCAGCGGAGAAACTAGCATGATCCTGGAGGCGGTAAGCTGAAAACGCTCCCCGCCGATTTCGCTAGACAAAGTGTAATTCCTACCGTACAATCCCTCTCGTAACATTTCGAGCTAGAAACGTTTTACCTCTGCGAACTCTCGCGGACCCCTACTAGGGCACAACGCCCCACCTGTCTCAAATGAGCATACGAATACTGAATCCCGTTCCAGGCGGAGCTACGCACATCGGCCTGAAGCGCGCCCAACGCTACATCAAATCCGGCTGCGCGGTTCTCATCGGCGGAAAGTGCTTGCGTTTCAACGAAGCGCATCATGCCCGCAAAGCAGCGCAGGCGAGCGCCATCAGTCCAAAACACACGGACGGCGGGTACAATCGAGCGGCCAGCAGCGGGATAGCTTCGGCGCGGCAGCTTGCTGGTATCCCAGTGGTTAACGGGCGCGAACTGACGGCACCGCGCAAGCGTTTGGTGCAGCGGCCGCTGTATATGCGCGCGGCCTTGGTGAATTCAAAAGAATCAATCGGAATCAATGGCTAAAGGCGGAATTAGGCCAGGAGCAGGCCGCAAAAAAGGAACGCGGAATCGGGATCGTGAAGAGCTTCAGGCGAAACTGGATCGCCTGGGATGCGACCCATTCGAGGGAATGGCAACGATCGCCATAAACCAACTTCCTTGCGGTGTATGTCGCGGCAAAGGCAAGACTCCTTACAAGTTAGACGGAAGTGCTCAGATCCATATGCGGACGTGCGAATCCTGTTACGGGACTATGTTCGAAGCCTGCTCTCCCGAACTCAGGGGCAAGATGCACGCCGAAATAGCTCAGTACGTGGCACCCAAGCGCAAGGCCATCGAAATCAGCGGCCACGTTTCCACCAGCACCGCCGAATCCATCATTGCGAGTCGCGCCAAGCGCATGAAGGAAAAGGAATGATCCGCTGGGATCTGATAGTTACTGCGGGGGTAGCTGTCGGAATCGCGTGCACGTTCTTTTGGTTGATGGATGTGGCGCACGACATTTGGCAAGCTCGGAAGAGAGACGGCAAGTGAGCTCGGTTCTCGAAGAACAAAGCCTCGGCGAGCTCGCCGGCTTGTACTGGGACGATCCCCTTGGCTTCGTGCTAGATGGCTTCGAGTGGCCCGAAGGTGAAGGCCCCGACGAGTGGCAGGTATCGTTCCTGATCGACCTGGGCAACGCCATCCAAGAGCGCCGCTTTGATCCTCAGGACCCGCACCCAGTTGATCCGATTCGCGAAGCCGTAGCCTCTGGACACGGTATCGGCAAATCAACCCTAATGGCGTTCGTGTTCTGGTTCATCATGGTCACCAGGCCGAACTGCAAAGGCCGCGTAACCGCCAACACCTTCAGCCAGCTAGAAACCACCACATGGGCCGAGATTCAGAAGTGGCACAAGCGGCTGAAGTGGCGGGAATGGTTCGAAGTCTCCGCTTCTAAGGCATATCACAAGGAAAACAAAGAGGGTTGGTTTGCCGTTCCACTAACCTGTGCTGAAGAGAACAGTGAGGCGTTCGCCGGCCAACACAACCGGGAATCGACCAGCTTCTATCTGTTCGATGAAAGCTCGCTGATTCCAGACAAGATTTGGGAAGTCGCGGACAACGGATTAACTGACGGCGAGCCGATGTGGTTCGCCTTCGGAAATCCCACGCGCAACACGGGGAAGTTCTACGATGCGTGCTTTGGAAGCTGGCAGCACCGGTGGCGGGCGCGGTCGATCGATGCCCGCAAGTGCAAGTTTCCCAACCACAAAGAGCAGGAACAGCAGATCGCTGACCACGGCATTGATAGCGATTACGTTCGTGTCCGCATCCTGGGGCTTCCTCCTAAGCAGTCCGAGGATCAGCTAATCGGCCAGGACTTGGTTCTAGAAGCGCAAAGGCGACAGGCCCCTACTCCACTTGAAGACGAGCCTCTGATCGCTGGCGTGGACGTTCCGGATGGCGGATCTGCGTGGTTCGTCATCCGGTTTCGCCGCGGACTGGACTCGAGACCGGGCCCGCGTATCCCGGCGCCTATCAGAATGGCGGGTTCGAAAGTAGATAGGCCAACGATGGTTACGGTATGCTCCCAGGTACTCAATGAGCGGGACCCTTCGAACAAAGTAGCGGCCATGTTCATAGATTCCGGCTTTGGGGCCGCCATCGTGGAGCGCCTTCAGGCGATCGGCTTCAAGCAGGTGCAGGAGATCAGCTTCGGCGGTAAGTCTCCCGATCCCCGCTACGGCAACATGCGGGCTTTCATGTGGGGCAAGCAGTTGAAGGACTGGCTCAGCAAGGGAGCGATCGATCCGAACGATAAGAACCTGGCGCGCGATCTCATTGCTCCGGGCTTTCACAACCGCGTAGGCGGTGACGGCGCGTTGATCGTGGAATCCAAAGACGACATGAAGGATCGCGGGATACCTTCACCCGATGATGGAGACGCGCTTGCGTTGACGTTCGCGCGACCTGTGGCAGTTCCCAGGAAGCCGATCATGCAGCGGCCACAGAAGCACCAGACAGCATGGACGTGATGAAGGTAAAACGCTTCTTGGTGTTCGAATTCACTCCCGGCAAACAACGCGGCGGGTGGGACGATTTCAAGGCAAGTTACGACACCGTTGAAGAAGTCATGGCTAACCATTCCGGACGCTGCCAGTTGATCGACATCGAAACCGGGCTTATGGGATTACCGCACGGATACGAGTCAACCAGTTGGAAGTAGGAGAAACCATGGAACAAAAGAAGATCACCAAGGTACAGCAACTCATGAGCGGGCACTTGGCCCTGGATCTGGAGGACGGTAGCACGCAGATCGTACATCGCGGGAATCATGAGGCGCACGATCCCAAGGTGGGCGATATGTGGCCTCCGGAGCCGGAACGCACCGACGAGAAGATAATCCGAGAGGACTATATCGCTCCAGCCCTCGAAGCCGCAGAACAGCAACCCGATCCGGTTGAAAGCATCCCGCAAGCGCCGAAGGATGAAGATAATGCCGCTGAGTAAGGGCAAGTCCAAGCAGGCGTTTACGCACAACATCAAGACTGAGATTGCCGCGGGGAAGCCGCAGAAGCAAGCCGTGGCAATTGCTTACTCCGTGGCACGCCAGAAGCCCAAGGGCAACCTGTCACCGGCAAGCGCAGCCAAGATTCGCGCGAAGGCGAACGCCATACTGCACAAGTGATGGAACGCAACCAGGACAACCGCAGCACTGAGCCCCGCAGACTGGCCCGGTTTTTCGACCTCAGTCTAGGGCTAATGCGCGAAGAGCCTATACCCAATGGCTATGTTGCCGCGCCCCACGTAACCACGATTTTAGACATCGATCATCCCGAGACCGAAGAAACCCTCCCTTAATGCCCGACGACATTCTGGCTATAAATCACCTCTTGCGTAGCAAGGGGCTGGCGGGGCTCGACCAGCCGCGCGAATTGTTCTCGCAAATGGGGCATTTGGTGCGCGATCACGCGCACTTCCGTTCCATGCTGAACGCCTGTGACCCTTCCGACCGCCGCCAGATGTATGAGGCTCTGAAGCCGAACCTCACATTTAAGGCCAAGGATCTCTGGCAGTACGAATCGGAAATGTCCTACGACGCCGAAGTGCGACAACTCCCCACGATTGACGCCAACGGAGCGCTGAAGCCATTCAGGGTTTCTGAAGCTCGGGCCCTCAGTGATCGCGTCTCGGAAGTGATCGCAAAAGAGCACCTAATCCTCGTTTGCGCCAAATGCACCCGTGAAGAAGCGTTTCACGGCATGACCAAATACGAATGCGTCCTCGCCGCGCGCGCCGCTGGCTGGAAGCAGCGTAAACGCAACGGCAAGCGCGAAGCTGGATGTCCTCAATGTACGACGACGAAACCACAGACGAACAATTAGGCACCGGCAACGAAGCTCTCTTAAAGGAGATTCGGGACCGCTACACCTCCTACCTGGAGGCGTGGCAGGCCATTCGCGAAGAGCGCCGCATCGACATGAAGTATGTCGCTGGTGACCCTTGGGACGATACCGATAAGAAGGCGCGCAAGGATCTCGGGCGGCCGTGCCTTAGCCATGACGAGCTGAGCCAATATATCAACCAGGCCGTTAACAACCAGCGTCAGAACAAGCGCGGCATCAAGATTGACCCTCTGGGCAATGGTGCTAACGACCAGACGGCCGAACTCAACCAGGACACCGTTCGAACCATTGAATATCGCTCCAACGCTCAAGCTGCCTACACGACAGCGTTTCAGTGCCAGGTAGAAGGCGGCTATGGTTTCATTCGCCTGTCACGGCGTTATGCGTATGAGGGCGACGAGATCAGCGAGGAGAACTGGGACCACCAGGAGCTGCAGGTAAAGAACATCGCGAATCCGGATTGCGTTCTTTACGATCCGAACTGCAAGGATGCCGATTGGGGCGATGCCGAGGCAGTCTTTGTCCTGGATCCGATCGGCCGCGAGGAATTCAAGCGCCAATATCCCAAGGCTACCGTAACCGACTTCACCACCGAGCAGATCCAGCAATCGGCCGGCATGGTCAGTGAGCGGCAAGTCATTGTTTGCGAATACTGGCGGGCGGAACGCACGGAAAGAAAGAAGTTCGGCCGCACTTCAAGTTCTCGCCGGATCGTTCAGTACATTACGAACGGAATAGAGATCCTGAAGCGCACCCCTGAGCCTGAGGGCGCAAAGATCATCCCCATCATCCCCGTAATAGGCAAGGAAATTTACGTCGAAGACGGCGCCGGGGCCAAACGCAGGCTGATGTCCTTGATCCGGCTGGCTCGTGATCCCCAGATGAGCTTGGCCTACCTGGAAAGCCTCGAAATGGAAGAGGCCGGGATGACCCCGAAGGCCCCGTATATGGGGTATGTGGGGCAGTTCGAAACCGATGCGGATGCATGGGAGAACATCACCAAGCAGCCGCGTGCATTCGTTCAAGTGGATCCAGTGGTGGATGCGGCCAGCGGACAAACGTTGCCGCTGCCACAGCGCATCCAGTTCACTCCCAATTTCCAGGCTTACGAAGTAGCCAAGGACTCTTGCCGGCGCGCGGTTCAGGCGGCCATGGGTATCTCACCCCTGCCGACAGCCGCCCAGCGGAACAACGAGAAGTCCGGAGTGGCGCTCGACGCGATAAACCAAGCCCAGCAAGTCGGAAACTTCCACTTCATGGATAACTTCGACCGCGCCCTGATGCTGTTGGGGCGGGCGATGCTTGAGCGGTTCAAGTCGGTTTATGGGCAAGAAGACCGCGAGATGTTCCTTTCGATGGCTGACGGCAAGAGCCGCGCTGTCAAACTGAACACGCAGCAGCCCTACGAAGATCAGGGGCAGATGGTGCAGTTCACCATCGGCCAAGGCACGCACAATGTAACGGTTTCAACCGGGCCATCTTTCGATTCTCAGCGTGATGCCCAAGACAAGTTCCTGGACACCATGGTAGGTAGTCTCGGGAAACTCCCCATCCCTCCACCTATTCAGCAAAAGATTCTTTCGGCTGCGATCAAGATGAAGAACCTTGGTCCTGTTGGGGACCAGCTATCCGAGCTTCTGGATCCGCAAGGACCGCAAGAGATACCGCCCGAAGCTCAGCAGGCCATCGCCCAGGGCAAGCAGGAAGCCCAGGCGCTAAACGCCTATGCGAAGAAGCTAGAGGACGAAATCAACCAACTGAAGCTCGAAAAGGCCGGCCGCGTGGTGGACAACGAGGCCAAGAAGCAAATCGAGCAGCTTCGCATAGAGGCCGACTTAGCCAAGGCCGAGATCACTACCAAGGCCCAGAGCGTCGAAGAGCGTCTAGCGTTCGTGGAAGACATGATCAAGACGCTTCACATCCAGTCTCACGAGCAGGAAATGCAGGCCGCTGAGCACGCGCACGCCGCAGAGACCCAGGCGAGCGACCAGGCAGCCGCGGCGCAGTCCCAGCAGACGGACCTAGAAGCCCAGCAGGAAGCCCAAGAAGCACAGCCCACCGAATAACACGCTTGCATTCGTAAAAGGAAAACAGTAATATGCCAGCAGACGCAATCGCCGAATCGTCACCGGCAACATTCGAGTTTCCGACAGATCAGGCAGCCAGGGCGGAATTCCTGAAATCAGGGAATCTCCCGGAGCCGACCAAGGAAACTCAGCCGCAAGGGGAATCGGCACCCCCAGCCAGCGCGGAACCCTCCGGGGAACCTGCGGAAAGCGCGCCCGCCTCGGCAGCGGACAAACAGGAGAATGGCAAAGCGGCGCAACGCCTGAATGAGCTCCTAGCGGATCTCAAGAAGGCTGGTTTCACGCCGGCAGAGCTAAAGACCTTCAGGCGCCAAGCCCAAGCTGAATCTGCGAAACCTCCGGAGAAAACCGAGGTCGAAAGACCTAAACCGCAGACGCTAGAGGCACCGGTAAAGCCCAAGCAAGAGGACTTTGCAACCTGGGAGGAATTCCAGGAAGCAAAGGACAAGTACCACGAGGATTTCGCTGATTACAAGGCGAAACTCGCAGTACACCAGGATCGGCAGGAACGCGCAGCAGCAGAATCGCAGCGCGAGGCCGATGCTCAAATAGCCGGGGCGATAAAGCGGTATGGCGCCGAGTCGGGTGACACGATTCGGGAAGCAGCGCGCGCTATCAACACGACCGATGGTGTAAACCAAGCCGTGAAGCAAACGCTGATCGAGTCGTCGGTATTGGTGGATGTTCTGTATGTCCTGGGTTCTAAGCCCGAGGATCTTCAGGCTTTCATCGATCTGGCGAAATCGAATCCCGGTCAGGCGATCCGCAGGGTCGTAGTTCTGGAACAGCTCGTTGAGCAGGAGCTTTCAAAGGGAAAGGGCGCAGCCCCTACCGGTGAGGCTCCCGAGCGCGGCGAGGATGGAAAGTTCAAGCCAACTCCTAAGAAAGTCACGACGCCGCCTCCTCCGGATGAGCTGAACACTCGTGGTTCAGCGGCAACGGATCCGATTGAGGCAGCCGTTAAAAACAACGATTTCGCGGCCTTCAAAGCCGAAGATGATCGTCGTGATCTTGCCCGACGCAGAGGAGCGTAATGGCTAATCAATTTCTGAATACCAACTGGGTCTCCATGAAGATCCTGCGGTTACTCATCAACATGCTTGAGGTAACCGAGTACTTCAACCGCGATTGGGAGCGCGACTTCAACAAGGAATTCGCACCCGGCGCGCAGATCAGCGTCAAGTTCCCACAGAAGTTCCGCGTTACCGATGGCATGGGGTACTCGCCCCAAGCCATTCAGCGGCTCTCGACTCCCGTGAACCTGGATCAGTGGTTGCAGATCGGGTTTGAGTGGGACGATTACGAAGCCGCCGTTAAGCTGGAGCGTTCCGAGGCCGAACTTCAGGAGAACTACTTCCAGCCGGCTGCCGAAGCCATGGCCCAGGAATGGGACTCGCGAAGCGCGAAATTCGCATACCAAAACGCTTCTAACGTGGTGGGAGTCCTGGGAACCGATCCAACGTCGGTTGCAACGTATTACCAGGCACGCCAGATCATGATGGAAGAAGCGTGTCCCCCCGGTGACCGCTGCATGAACATCAGCTCGTCCATGATGGCGACCCTGGGAGCGAACATCACCAGCGTCTTCAATCCTCCGGACGAAATCACCAAGATGTGGAAGAAGGGCGCGATCGGAACTCTGGCGCGCTTCTCTTTCTTCGAATCGAACTCGCTCTACAGCCACACCGCAGGACACTGGGCAGGCGCCGTTACGGTGACCGGAGCCGGTCAAAGCGGCGGCTCACTGATCATCACCGGTACAGCCGGTGACACGCTGAAGGCGGGAGACAAGTTCTCCATTCTGAACGTCAACCGCACAAATCCGATGACTTACCGGGTTGCTGGTAAGGCCGCGGCGAGAACCTTCACTGTGACCCAAGACTACACCCTCACCGCAGGCCCCGACACCATCAGCATCCTGCCTGCGATCTACGGGCCCGGTTCCCCCTATCAGAACGTGGACGCACTCCCGGCAACGGGCGCCGCGTTGACGCTCTGGCCGGGAACGGCGAATCCCAACGATAAAGTTGGCACAGTCGGCTTGGGGCTTTCGAAATACGCTTTCGCCTTTGTCGGCGCGAAGCTCTTCGTTCCCCAATCGGTCGAGAAATCCGGCTTTGCCTTCGACTCCCGCACTCAGATGGGTGTTCGAAAGGTGAAGGCGTGGGATCCGGTACGGTCCATGCAGGTTAACCGCATGGATTCGCTCGGCGGGTTCGGAGATCTGTATCAAGCGAATGGCGCGTGCTGCGTCCTGGGAGCCTAACCATGAAGACACTATTCAAGACTGCAATCCTGGCCCTGTTCGCAGTAAGCGCGTTCGGCCAAACCGTCCTCAATCCGACAACTCTTAGCGCAGCCGTCACCTCTACCAGTACCCGCAGTATGGCTCTGGCGAACTGCACCGGAATCGTTGCCGGAACCGAGGGCTACACCGACCGAGAGGCATGGGTAACCCTTACCGTAACTCCCCCGGGAACTACGGGCGCCTGCACTCTTACGGTTCAGCGCGGAGCCAGCGGAACGGCTGCCGGAACTCACGCATCCGGCGCGCTTACATTCACCGGGCCGCCGGCCGCATTCAACTCGAATCCTAGGGTTAACGCACCGACTAACGGCTCGTGTACTCGAACGAATGAGACGTACCTTCCACTGATCGACGTGAGCACGGCCACGATTTCGGATTGCTTGGGTGGTCAGTGGGTCAAGGGACAGCTAAGCGGTACTACGGTTTCGGACAAGTGGAAAGTCTCAGCTCCGGACCCTGGTGGCACTCTTTACACCGGGATCAACACCAACGGAACCGCCGTTGGAGCGACGACGCTCTACTGCACGGAAGTCTGGTTGCCGTCTAATAAGCTGTTGACCGGGATGGGCGTTCTCAATGGGACCACCGTAACCGCCAACGCGCGGTATGTGGTGCTCTACGATAGCGCAGGCAACGCCCTGGCGAACAGCGCGTTAGCGGGGCAGGCGTCTGTCACAGCATCAGTGTATGAGACCTACGCATTTGTGGCAAATACCGCGCTCGGGAAAGCGGGAGCAACCTACTTTGCCGTTGGTCCAGCCAGATACTTCGGCTGCATTCAGGATAATGCCGTGGGTTCGACTACGGTTCGTATGGCGATCACCGGCCAAGCGGACGCGGTGCTTACCAAGGGGCAGACTGGTGCGACGTTTGGCACCATCCCCGCGCTAACGGTTCCGACGACGTTTACGACCGCCGTTGGTCCCTTTATCTACCTGTATTGACCTGTACCACCGGGGCGGGGTTTTGGGAAGGATCTCGCCCCACCCCTATGCCGCTCAACGAATCTACGGCGAAACGAAGCAACCTAACCAGCAAGCAGCACAAAGAAGCTCTCGCGGATATCTTCGGCCCCAGAACCACGGTCGATGACATCGAAGTTTTGCAGCGCAAGTTAAACGACCAAGGAGAAACCGATGCAGCCTCAATTCACGCCCGCCGAAATCGAGCGGATGCGGACTATTCTCGCCCAGCACGATAACGCACAGGCGGGGAATGGAAATACGTTCGACCTGAACAATCCCCCAAAGAAAACATACGTCCATCAGGACTTTCCGCGCCTGATCTACAACCATGAAGAGCGGATCTATAGGACTGTGGGCGATGAAGACACGCTCCAGGAATTGCTGACCTCCGGATGGAGCATGGAACCGTTCGAAGTGACGTACGAAGGCCCCAAGCTGAGCCTCGCGGAGCAGGTCCAGGTGGAGAATTTGGACCGCCTTATCGAAGAAGCCAAGCGCAAGAGGAAAGCGGCCTAATTCGTGGCAGACACCGCGCTGGACATCATCACGCAGGCGTTTCTGGAGGCCATGATCTTCGGCCCTATCGACCTGCCACTAAAGGCGGATGATGCCCAGTTCGGCCTGAAATACCTCCAGCAGTTGATGGATCAGCGCGCGGCTCTGAAGCGATACGCGTACAACGTCAATTTCGCGCTCTACACGCTCACGCCAAACCACCACCCGACGCTAATTGGGCCCGGGCTAGTCGCTCCCGATTTCGCGGCGGCTCAGCGGCCGGTACGCATCGAAGGCGCATCGCTGGTGCTGAACAATGTCACGCCGAAGGTGGATAGCCCGATCATCAACATTCGGGATGACGATTGGTGGAGGGGTCAGTCGGTAAAAGACATGACCACGGCAGTTCCCACGGATCTGTACTATTCACCGAACTGGCCGAACGGGGAGCTGAACTTCTGGCCGGTTCCAAATTATCCATATCAGGTTCGCTTGGAGCTGTGGGGACTTCTGACCGATTTCGTGGCCCTGAATACTCCCTTCAGCCTTCCACCGGCATATAAGCGCGCCACGGTTCTACGTCTCGGGAAGATGCTTTGCCGCCCTTACGGGAAAACGGTAGATACGGAGTATCGCGAGGACCTTCGGTACGCCGAGGCCGCTCTGGAATCGAACAATATCGGCTCTCCCAGGATCCAAACGGCGGATTACGGAACAGCCGGCCGCCCAGGTGGGAGGCGCGGGAACTTCAATTACTACTCAGGACAGTAAGGGGAATCTATGACCAAACGACTTTGCGTGCTCCTGTTCTTGATCGCAGGGGCCGTGTATGCTCAGAATCCGCGGCAAGTTCCCGCCGAACGTCAATGCATCCAGTTCGGCAACTGCTACACGATCTACAAAGAGACTTCTCTAAGCTCGTCGGCGGAAGCCATCACAGTTCAAGCCGGCGCGATTCTGAATATCCAGCCAATCGCAGCGTCGGTATATTGCAGCGGCGCAGCCGACGTTACTCTTCGTCAGAACGGCACGGCGGCGACTACCACCGCTCTCACGGTAACGGCGCTGAACGCCGCTCCACCGGCACAGGCTACGGCTTATTCTGCCAGCAACGTTGGTACCGGGAATCTGGTGGACAAGGTAAGCATTCCGTCAGGCGGTGGAACTTTTCAATGGGACCTGACGGGGCTTATCGCATACGCCAGCAGCAACGGTTCGCAGAATATCACCATTTCAACGAGCTCGGTCACGGCTACGTGCCGGATCAAGTTTTGGGTAATTGAAGGGAATTTCTAAGAACGCAATGCGGACGATCTGTATCCTCCGTACCCTGATGGGCCGCGTGCTTGTCTTTGGCGCGGCCCTTCTTTCCGCTTTCGGGCAAATACCGAATGCCACGCCGCTGCCTTCGGCGGTGTTGCAGTTCGTTGACGCAAACGGCGTTCCGCTGGCTGGAGGAAAGCTCTATACCTGCATTGCGGGGCTCACGTGCGCGCTTACAAATCCACCGGCCAATGCCAGGGCCACATATACGGACTCGACCGCGATGGTTCAGAACACGAATCCAATCGTGCTGGATTCTGCGGGCCGCGCTCAGGTATGGGGCGGCGCCAATGCTTACAGGTTGGTGCTGACCGACGCCAATGGAATCGTGCAATGGACTCAGGATAACGTTGTTGACCTGTCCCTTTACCTGGCGACCATTCCCCCAGCGTGCTCCTTTAATATGGCGCACACGTTCAAGGCGTGCCTATCGGCGGATCCGGCCTTGAGCGCCGATCACTCCGTGACGGTTTCCGACACGTCATGGTCGTTCGATACGAACGTAATCAGCCCCAACGTTCTGCCTCCATCGAATCTCTCGGGATCACTGGGGTTCATGGGTACAGAATGGCTAGCGGCTCATATCCAGAGCATCTATAACTATGGCTCGGGAGCCATGTCTATCTTCAGCAATACCGGCTTGATTGCGATCGACACCCACGCATCGCAGCCGATCCAGTTTTACACGAACAACACGCTGCGTGGGCAGTTCCTTGGTTCGGGGACTCTTGAGCTCGCAAGCCTAGCGGGTTCTGGGAACAAGTGTACGCACGTCAATAACAGCGGTGACCTTGCCATTACGGGGGCTGACTGCTTAGATCCCACGGTCGCTACTACATTCACGGCGCAGCAAACGTTCTCCTGGGGAGCGGGCCCTAGCATTCTCCTGTTACTGGGGGCCAGTCCGGTTACAAACCTCAGCGGCTCGATTGGGGATATCGCACATCATTTCTCGGCCCTGTTCACGCCTTCGCTGTACGATTACTCCTCGACGCCCTTTTCTATTTACGCGGATACGCAGCAGATCACGCTGGACACCAACGCGAACCAGCCGATTCAGTTTTACACCACGGGGACGCTCCGCGGGCAGTTCCTTGGAGCGGGCGGGTTCTCGCTTACGGGGCTGGCTGGTGGAGGGAATCAGGGAGTTTGCGTAGACAACACCGGCAAGCTCTACGCTCATGCGGCGGGAAGCTGCTAGGACTCATGGTTTACAAGGGATTCATCGGGCCTGCCTATCGGTCGCAATCGATCAGCGCGGCCGGCGATGTCCTGATAAACCTCTATCCGGAGATTCTCGAAAGCCAAGGCGCTTCGCAAGTTGTTTACTACGGGACACCGGGAACAACGCGCTTCACTACTCTTCCTAAAGCCCCGACGCGGGGGTTTACATCAATCACGTCCGCGGTTGGCCCGGTTCGGACGGGCGAGGTGTTCTTTGTGTTCGCGGGCGATGCGCTGTACAAGGTACTGGCCGATGGGACTTATACCGAAGTCGGATCCCATGGGCCTCTCGACGGCTCCACGCCGGTATCGATGCAAACCGATGGCGTGAACGTCGTAATGGCCGTAAACGGGCAACTGTGGGTCAGCTTCCATGGAAACTTTGTACAGATAGATCCGAACATCGTTCCCGGAGCCGGTCAGGTATCGTACTCAGACGGATATTTCGTAGTGAACGTCCCCGGAACAAGCCAATTCTTCATTTCTGCGTTGTTCGATCCCTCCAGTTGGAATGCTCTGGACTTCGGGACTAAGGCGGGATTTCCGGATATCATCGTAGGCCAGATCATGGATCACCGAGAGCTTTGGCTTTTCGGCGGTGATAAGACCGAAATCTTTTGGAACACCGGGGCGGCCAATTTCCCCTGGGAACGAATTCAGGGCCCCTACATGGAAATGGGTCTAGGAGCTGCTTTCTCCCTGGCGCGTCTCGATAACACCCATTTCTGGCTGAGCGCCGATGAGCGCGGAGCCAGGATGATCTGGCGGGCCAACGGCTACACCCCGCAGCGTGTCAGCACGTTCGCAATTGAGTATGCCATGAGCACCTATGGGCGGGTCGATGACGCCGTGGCCTTCCCTTATCAGGCGCGTGGACATTCGTTCTACTTGATCAGCTTCCCCACCGCGCAGCCACTAGGCAACGGGACTTTTGGCAGCGCCACCTGGGTCTATGACGTTGCAAGCGATCAGTGGCACCAGCGCGATTACATTGATCCGAAGTTCGGGACTTCCCAGCGGATTCGCGGCTGGGTCCATGCTTACGTTTTCGGGCTACATCTCGTAGGCGACTGGGCCAACGGCAACATCTACATTCAGTCGGAAGACGCATACACCGACTACGTGAGCCCTGGAGTCACGAACCCAATTCGCCGGCTTCGCAGAGCGCCGCACATCATCAAAGAGCACCAGCGCATTTTCTATCCCGGCTTTGAGCTTCACATTCAACAGGGGACAGTGCCGCAATTAGGCCCCGGAAGTCAGCCGACTTTCAACCTTCGTAAGAGCTGGGATGGAGGGTATACCTGGTCGAAATACCTCACTGCTCAAGCGGGGTTGGCCGGGGAGTACCGCAAGCGTCTCTTATGGCGGCAACTGGGCTACGGACGCGATACCGTCTTTGAGGTTTCAAGCGAT